GGCTTTGTTTGGTTTACTGGAGTTGTCGAAGATCGCAATGATCCAGATGCACTTGGTCGTGTTCGTGTTCGTTGTCTTGGTTTTCATACAGAAGATTTAGTTGACTTACCCACAAACAAGTTGCCGTGGGCTCATGTTATGCATCCAGTTACAAGCCCATCTATGCAAGGATTGGGTAATAGTCCTTCTTTTCTTGTTGAGGGTAGTTGGGTAATTGGTTTTTTCAGAGATGCAATAGAAAAACAACAACCTATTATTATGGGAAGTCTTCCAGGCATACCAAATACATCACCAGACCCAACAAAAGGTTTTAATGATCCTCGTGGCACAACTGCAATTCAAGATGAATATGCTGGTTCTCCAGTATATGGGCCATATCCAGTTGATGGGTTTCTTGAAACTGTGCCATCTGGACATGACTTAGGTGAGTCAGATACAAGTAGACTTGCACAAGGTGAATATTCAGAAGAACATCAGAAACTTATTGATAGACGAGCTAACAGACAAACAGACATAAACATAGGAACTCAACCATACCTATCTACAGTATCAGATGCTGCAGTTTTAGAAGTTCGTGGAAGATTTGCTGAACCACACCCAAAAAATATTGATTATAATTTAGAGGACTCAGATAGTTATGGAGATTATGTTTCTGGTAAGTATCCTTACAATCATGTATTTGAATCTGAGTCTGGACACATAACAGAAATAGATGATACACCAAATGGAGAAAGAACTTTCCGACAACATACTTCTGGAACATATGAAGAAATAATTGCAGATGGAACTAAGACAGTTAAAGTCATTGGTGACAACTATGAAATTATTGCTGGTGGTTCTAATGTATATATCGGTGGTGCAGTTAATCTAACAGTCGCTGGAACTGTTCGCCATCTTATAAAAGGTGATTATCATTTAGAAGTAGAGGGAAACTATACACAGAAGATATTTAAGAATTTTAGAAGAAAAGTTGGTGTTGGTGAATCTGGTGGAAACGTAGAAGAAGAAATAAAAGGTAATCATGCATTTAATATTTCTGAAAATGTTAAGGGTCGTATTGGTGGTAATGTTGATATAACGACAGAAGGTGATGAACAAAGAATTAATAATGGAACATATAAGTTAATCGCAAAGAGTAATATCTTTGTTGCAACAACTGGTGGTACATTAACACTTAATGCAAGTGGTGATGTTTCTATTGACACTACCTCTGGTATTATGGCAATCAAGTCTGGTACAACTTTAAATATGAAGTCTGCAACTGCAATGACTATTGCTTCAGAAACAACTATTGATACTGATGCAACGAGTTCAATTACAATTGATGGAAGTACAATCAATCTTAACAATGGTATAAAAGGTGCTGCTCGTCTTGATGATACTGTGGATACTGGTGATGATCCAGCAGGAATATCTGGTTCAGATGGTTCTAACAAAATTGAGTCAGCATCTGCAACTGTGATTATAGGAGATTAGTAATGGCAAATTTTAAAATTCCAAATTTATGTGGTGCAAGTGCAGAACTTAATGCTGCATCATCAAAGATTGCAGATTTAGAATCAAAGATAGCTTCACAAATAGATGCAGTTGCATCTGAAGCTGCAGCTGCAGTTAATACTGCACTTGCAGATGTGAAGGCAGGACTTGATGGACTTGCATTAGATTTACCCTCACTTCCTAGTATTAATTTTCAATCAGAACTCACAGGTTTATTGAGTATTAATTTAACCACACCTCAAGGTCTTATACAATACACAGCAAAACTTGCAGAACTAGAAAAGGACTTTGGAGATACACTTACTAAAGCTGGAAAATCTTTAGACAGTTTAATCACAGATGGACTTGCAGCTATTTCTGGTGGTGGTGATCTTTGTGCAATTGCACCTAACCTTGAAAAATCAGCTGCTGGTGGAGAAGTTTTAGAAAAAGCACAGGGCGTAAAAACTGCACTAAAAAATGCAGCAGATGAAGTAAAATCAACTATAGTAAAAAATGCAAATGTTGAAAGTATAAAAACAGAACTTAAAGCAAAAGGTGATGCTGTAAAGAGTGGAACTTCATTTACTGCCACTACTAAAAGTACACCTATAGTTACTTCAACTGGAAGGGTTATTGAAGCAAGTACAACAAAAGATTTAGTTACAAAAAATGCAAAAGGACAAAAAGTTAGAGCAACTAAATCAGCTGCTGGGATTGCTGGAAAATTTAAAATTATAAAAGATGCTTGGTATAACCCAACAAATTTAGGAGCACATCCTTTTGATGCTGTAGTATACAATAATGTAGATACTTTGGAGAAAGCTACAGCAATTTTTGTTTCAAAAAAATATAAAATATCTGATGATTTATCAAATCATAAGTGGAGTAACTATCCACCAGTTGAGATATTGACTTACTTCTTTATGTTTTGGCAACCTAATTATGACAAATATAGTATAAACGAATTAAAAGAAATACAAGCACAAGGAACTGCTGCTACAAACGCAGCTGCTGATTGGGATATTGACTTTATTAAAACTAATGCAGATGGTTCAGTACAAAGTGGTATAGCAGATGCAAGGAGAAAAGCTGGGGGAGTAGGAAGTGAAGGGTTTGATATGGATTATTTTGGTAAAACTGAACAAATGCAGGCTATTAAATCCTTTAAAGGAAAACCACAAATTTTTGCATTTTATTTTAAATATAAAGTTTTAGATACAACTGATTCAAACTATGAGTAGTCTTATAAATAAAAGATAAATTAGGAGTCCATTAATAATGGCAAACATTGATGCACAATCACAGATTGTTAACGAAAGAGGCGTTAGACAATATGCAGACATTCAGAATATGAATTTTTCTAATAGTGATGCTTTGGGTAAAATAGTTTGGTTAATGGGTCATTCTGATCATCACAATATTTATAGGGTTAATGATTTATTTGAATTAATTATCCCACCAAGAGCATGTCAACAGTTTCGTATTTGGGAAGGGAAATCTCACGCAGATGGGTTTATGACTTGGGCTTGGTTGAGTGATGAAGCTACAGAAGAATATGAAAAAGGTAACAAAATAGTAAATAGACATGATTTTTCTGGTGGTAATAATCTATGGATTGTAGATATGGTAATGCCCTTTAATAATTCAAAAACTTTACTAAGTGAGGGTAAACAATATTTGACTAATCTTTATGGTAAAGGTACAGTTCTTAGAGGTAGAAGAACTAAAAACAACTTATTTAAAAAGGTGATTTTGTAATGGGTTCAAATATAGGTGCAGCTCCTCCACCATCAGGCGGTTCAACTGATTCTGAAAATACTATTGCCCAGGCCGCTCAAGAATCAGCTGCTAATGCATTAAATCTTTCATCTTCTAACAATGCTGCATCAGATCAAGCATTATCATCAACTAAAAGTTTGACTGCAACTGATAGATTTTTATTTGATGCACAATCGCAGAATAATAATGCCAGAAGTGTTAGACGTTATACAGATTTAGATTTATTCTTTAGTAAGAAACTTTATAATTCTGATGTAAGTGAAGTTGTAGACATTCAAGCTGTTAAGCGTTCTGTTCGTAATCTTGTTTTGACAAATATTTATGAAAAACCTTTTCACCCAGAAATTGCATCTGGTGTTAGGGGTATGTTATTTGAATTAATGACTCCAGTAACAGCAGTTATTATTTCTCGACAAATAGAAGATGTGATTGTTAATTTTGAACCAAGAGTAAAACTTGTCGGTGTTCGTGCAATACCAGACTTAGATAGAAACGCATACGAAGTTAGTATAGAATTTTATGTTGTAAATACACCAACAGAGTTAGTTGAACTAACCATATTTTTAGAGAGATTACGATAATGGCCGTAAATGATAAAAAACTTAAAGTAACAGAACTTGACTTTGATGATATTAAAGATAATTTAAAAACTTTTCTAAAAGGACAGAACCAATTTAAAGATTATGACTTTGAAGGTTCTGGTATGAATATCTTATTAGATACTCTTGCATACAACACTCACTATCTTGCATTTAATGCTAACATGGTT